GTCGCTACGATATTAGCAACGGTAAGTCCGATAGTCACCGAAGTTGTACCTGCGGGGACTGTGTACATAATCACAGGGGTAGTCCCTACTGCGTTACTTTTGTAATTTTTAAAACTATTTGCCATATTTTATTATCCTAATGCTACTGCGTATGCTAGGGCGTTGTCTTCAAAGGCTTCAGCTGCTATCTGAGCCAGTATAGCCCCTGCTTCAGCTGATTCTGCCGCATTCTGTGCAGCTAGTGCGGATGCTGCTGAGGTAGCTGCTGCTGTAGCTTGGGCCGTCGCTTGGTCCTTGTAAGCACCTGCAACAGCCTCATGTCCCGCTGCGTTAATCTCAGATTGCATTGCTTCGGCTTCTGAGATCGATGCTGCACTTGCTGAGTTAGCTGCTGCTGTAGCATTAGCTGAGGCATTCTGTACTGCTGTGAGGTTATTAACCACTGTTGTAATAGCAGATATATTAGTAGCTGTTGTACTAACTGCGGCAATGTTCTGTGACACAATGTCGATAGAGTTAACGTTACCAAGGTTGCTAATACCTTCGTCAGTCTGAACGACTAGGACACTTAGTGTGCTGTTTGCTGGTACGTCAGCTGCGGATACGAATACGATACTGTTATTAACGATATCGAACTTATCGCGGTCATTAATTGTTATGTTGTCAACGTCGATACGGACGTAGTTATCACCCTTCATCGTGACGGGGATTTGAAAGACAGTAGTACTCCCGTCGGGGGAGAATGTAAAGCGTGCTGGTGTCTCCACGTGGAGTACTCCTTTTCTATTAAGGTTATCAGAACCCCCGAAGGGGTTCCTCTATGTTAAACTGCGTTCCACCTCACACCGTCAAACTCTAGTGTTATAGGCGTACCTGTGACTACACCTGCTTGTAGACTATCTGTATTTGTCGATAGCTCTGCACCAGCTGGTGTGGCTCCTAGAGTAATCGTCAACTGTGTTCCAGTACCAAGGACGTCAAACTTCATGAAGATATCGTCGTCAGCATACACCCCAATTGAATCGGTTGTGATAATCCGTAGGATGCTACCTGCTGTCAGTAAGGAGTTATCCTCGAAGACTAAGGCATTGTGGATCAACCTAAACACACTAGGGTCAGTGATCTCTGTACCGTCTATATCTACTCGAAGGTAGTCTAGACTTTCTACATAAGTAGGAATGGTAAAAGAACGTGTACTGTCATCGATTTGGTAGGTGTATGTATTTACATCTGCCATTACTTAATCTCCTGTGAACTAGGTTGGAAGAGACCTTCGATAACTACAGAAGAGATTGTGAAATCTTTCACTGAGTCATCGTAGATTGCGATGTCCACATTACCTACTTTTGAGTTCACGTAGAAGTCACCATCCTTTAGAGAGAGGGCGTGCTGTTTCGTATAGGTAACGTCGTAGTCCTTACGGTACACAGACGACTCAAACTCTCCATCACCTTCCACCACAACCCGCTTAATGAGGACCTTGTTGAGAGGAGTTCGTGTTCCTATCAGCTGTGGATAATAGTCAGGGAGTGTAACAGAAGACTTGTACGGGACATCGATCTGAAAGAGTGTGTCATCATACGTCTGGTCGAAACGGTTGTTTTCGCCTTTATCGTCTAGGAAGAGTTGGTGGTAAACATAGTTACCTTGCCGCTTCATCCAGATACCTACAGAAGTACCTAAGCTTGTCCACTCAACAGATGTTGGTGTGATACCTTCAAACAACTCCCAAGTGCTCCAAGCAGACTGGATACGTGATGATCCATCGTCCTTGTAGTTATACACGTAGGCTGTACCTGAGTTCGTACAACACATCACAATACCAATCACACCATCTGCAATGAGGGCTGTGACTGGTTTTTCGATGTAAGTTGGTGTAGCAATGTTTAAGTCAACACCCTGTACACTCAAGTTGTCTGCCTTTACATACTCACGTAGCTGTTGTCTGTTGTTACTTACCGAAATGAAGTATAGAGAGTTGTTCATCACAACAGGTTCTACGTCGGTCTTCATTGGGTAGTTTGTAACACTTTCAACGGACACTGTGTTAGGACCAAAAGGGCCTTCGTTAGTGACTTCGTACTGTGCGTACTTTGTAAAGATGTATAGTGAGTTGTTAAACGGTTTAGCAAAGTAGATGTTCGATGCTTGGTTTGTAGAGACTGTGAGGTCAACTGTGTCAGTAGTCACTGTATCGATTGCTGTGGATACATAGAAGTTTCTGTAGTTAGCTGCCTCTGTCAGAGTAATCGAGTCATCTGATGTGATACCTAAGCGGTTCTTGTAGAAGAATAGGTCTGTGACCTTACGTCCTACGAACGAGGGATCAGAATTGTTTTCTTCGTTACCCACACGTGGTGGACTCCAATCAATCTGGTCGATATAGAACGTAGCAATACCATTTGAAAGACTAATACGGTCCATACGCAATGGCATATCAGTAAGAAGACCACGATCAGCTTTAGGATCAAGGCATTCCTCCCAAGAAGAACCTGTCCACTTTACAAAGTAGTCTGTGAACCTATTACCCTCAGAGCCAGCAATACGCACATAGGTATCATCGAATGGCATGTCCTGCGGTAGCTGTGCGATCCTGTTAACGCTTTCTTTCCAGCCTTCGGAAGCTTGGTTACCCCAAGAGTCCCAGCTGGAGTATGTGAAGTCTCCTCCACCTACTTTAACAATCTTCAATATCGAACCTACCCTTGTGCAGGTCCAAGAGGCGTTTGCGTTGATCTTAGCAGCTAATAACTCAGCAGCCTTATCAGAGTCCTCCGCACCTGTAGGTGGGTTCTGAGAGCTAGTACCGCCTACGTCAGGCTTTACAGGGTCTACAGCGAATGTAGTGCTGTCAAGGTACACAGCGTAGTTGAATGGGTTGAAACGATCCCCTGAGCCACGTTTGATCCAGTAGTAAGCTACTCGATCATAGTTAGCGGATAAGGGTGTTGTCAGAGATTTATCAACAGTAATGGTTTTGTTTCGTGAATACAACCACGTTCTATCCTGAACTGTTAGACCACGGAGATTACCAGCTGATAGGTATGCCTTACAAGAGGCTTCTGTAAGACCATCGTAGGTCACAGTCATCTCTGTACCTGCTTTATTGTAAACACGTACAGGATCAGACGAGTTGCCTGTAGACATCATGTAATACTCTTCGTCATCTTCACCACGATCATAGGAGTGAAAGATTTGAGACTGAGTAATATTAGGGTTTGTAGTGGGTAATAGCGCCCCTACGAGCTTTGCAGGGGGACGCTTCTTAATACCTCGAACAATATCAGGAATACAGTTAGTCATCTCCCGACATTGGTTATCGAGAGCAAGTTCTGCATTCTGTTGTGAAACACCATTAAAGAAGGCGCTATAGATTTTGTTAATCTTACTCATCTGTAAACCTCTTAGGTGATAGCTATAGGTGATGTGCCTCGATCAGCAAGACGATTACCCCTGATGAGGTTAAACTTCTTTTGCTTGAGGTGTTCACGCTCGACCTTTACACGGGCCATGTTAATTTTCTGTTCCAATTCAGCTTGGGTAGACTCGTCACCATTCAAGTAGGTGTGGAGATACCGTGCTGCTGAAAGAATTACATAAGTTCTGAATACGTCTGGGAGGTTGTCGAAGGTGATGTTGTATCTCACAACCATCTCTTTAGGAGCGGTGAAGATAGGACTCTGTGTAGAGCGATCATATAGTAGGCCACCTTCTTGGAAGATATCAGGGTCTTCGTAACCAACTACGTTATTCGGGAGGAGTAAGTAACCTTGAGAGTCTGGGACAAGCTTAATATCGAATGTATTAAACCACCACTTCTCTTCTTGTTCTTCTCGTAATGTTTCTTCTAGGACTGTACGCGCGATAACCGCTTCGTGTCCGTCTGGTAACTGGTCAATGGTAACGGTTGAAGGGATCGGGAGTTCTCCGATATAGCGCAACATCCGATTGATTGCATCGATTTCAGTGATCATTTCTATTATCCTTGTTTTTAATCGGGTTGGCTAATAGCCTTAGGAGAAGACCCCCGTGAGGGGGCCTTCAAGAAGACTACTAGTATTAAGTAGTAGATGTGATTGCACATGCACCAGCTGGCTTCAACACGCCCATACCGTATGAGTAGTATGTGGTCATGAGTGTCGCCAGTTGCTCTGGGATGTAGTTAACTTCGGAAGTAACGTCCATCAACTTTGCAACAGCTACTGCCTCTGCGGAGAAGATAAGACCCTTCAGCAACTTCGTGGAAGTCATAGCTGTACCTGTACCCAAGTGGTTAGACTTGTAGATACGGATGCCAGCAACTTCCATGACTGTACCTTTGTTGATACCGCCATTGTCACCAGAAGTGATGTCTTTGTTTACCGCAGAAGATTGTGCGAGATAGGAGTAGTGAAGTGGATCAACAACAAGAACCTTGTCGCCAGATACATCTTTTTCTTCCATCGCTGCAACAGCTGCAAATACAGCTTCAATCATTGCTTCGCCTTTAGCTTTAGCATCTGCACCAGCACCGATTGCGTCGTTGTTGACTTCGGTACCGTCTGCCTGTACTGCTGCACCACCGATTGTACCAGAGGTTTCTGCTGCAAGGCGGAGAGCGTTTGCTACTGCTTTGTCAATCTTCGTCGCGAGAGCTTCACCAGCTTGTTTAGCAAGTTCACCGCGTGTTTCAAAGTGAAGAACTTTCTCTTCAAACTTATCAACTGCGAGTGCGAAGTACTCAAGAGCGTCGATGTTGATAATACGCTCTTTGACTGGAATGGTTGACATTGTGAGGTCAGTTCCAGGAACGTGCGTATTTGTCGATGTGTCAGAACCTTGACCGATCACTGGGATCGATACGGAACTACCACTGTCGATTGACTTGGTTGTAACGAGGTCGAGGAAAACGTTCTTACGTTCGAATGCTGTAAGCACCGAGCCGTAATAGATTTCCATTGCGTTGTCCATATCCGTTGGGACGCCACGTGTACCAGAGTTAGAACCAATATTGTTGACCGTAAGAGCCATGAGTTTATTCCTTATGTGTGATTTAAGTAGGTAAATCTCTATCGCTGTTTGTTATCTTGTTACTTTAAGTTGTCCTTAGCCTTCTCCAGCAGAGTCGGTTCAGGGCTTAGAGTCTACGTAATAAACACACAACATAAGAGTGGGTTGTTTCCTTAATTGTTGAAATAACCCCCAAGGAGAAGGAGACGAAACTCCAAGGGGGCTAACCTTTACAAGATACCTTTACGTCGGGCTGCTAAGTACCGTTGGTCGACCATTTTGGTAAACTTAGCGTCCTTCCCATAAAGACGACTTGTGCTGTCACGCTGCCATTCGTTTTTATTCGCGTATGGCTGGAGTCCGCCAGCAGGGCTATCACCCTCTAGACGTCTCACTTCGCGTGGTGCATCTTGTCCTCGCTTCAGGTTCATGTATTCCAGTGAGCGTAAGATACGCGACTGGTCCATCGACGCTACAGCATCATTGTATTCAGTGATGGTTGCTTCGTCCATGTTGGTGGATACCCATTGGATCAGGTCTGTGTAAGACTCCTCACCGCCTACAGAGTTGTAGATGCTATCACGAATGGTCGCAGCATAAGCTTGTTGACCTTGGATGTATGTATCTACCTGTGAGCGGGAGAAACCTTGCTTCTCCAATTCGGCATATGACTTGTCAGAAAGACTACCGTTTTCGGCTACTTCCTGTTCGTATTTCTCAGCTGAAAACGTAGCAATGTCTGCGGCTTCTTCAGCGGCTTCTTCAACTTCTTCAGCTTTCGGGGCTTCCTCAGTTGTTTCTTGAGGCTGTCCCAGTTTTTTTTGTAATTCTTCGTAAGCATTTAGCAAATCCTCTTGGGACTTAAACTTACCAGCAATCAACTCTTCCTTCGGAGTACCATCGTCGTTGTAACCTTCAGGTGTGCCAGCTTCTTTTTCTTCAGCTGACATCTGTGATTCACGGTAACGTTCAATGGCTGCTTGCTCTTCAGGAGTATTCTGAGGAGCTTCGGAGACCCCCGCAGGGGCCTCACTGACTGCTTCGTTCTGTACTTCCTCAGACATATTAGTCCTCCGACTTAGTAGCTTTTACTGGAGCCTTCTTCTTGAAAGCCTCTGGTGTGATGTCGATAATGTTCTTAGCAGTATCCTCATCTGTACCAATATCCCGTAGGACGTAATCGCTGTCTGTGATAGTGTTAGAGTTCTTAGACTTCAAAGCATTTTGCTTTAGTTCGTGGTGTG